ATGCCAACGCAGAAAGACCCCCTTCAAAACATCATCGATCAGATGGCAAATCTGTTGCTTGCGTTGACGAAAGGGCAAGCGGATAAAGACCCCACTTTGACTAAAGGGCTTCTGGGATATGCCATTGAAGCGAGCAAGCTCGACGGCGGCTCGGCAGAAATGTTGATCCAGGTATATGAAAAGACGTTTCCTGGTGCTCCGCTACCTATAGCTCTGTCGGAAGCTGATTTCAACGAGTTGGCGAAGAAGGTAACTTAATCGGCGGCGAAGATATTGCCATTTGGACGACAAGAGACCAACCCATGTAAGTCCGCCCGTTCACATGAACCACGGCGACGGACTTTTTCAGTTAATTTGGTATTAATTTTTTTGGACCTCATAGCGTGAACACCTTGGCTCGAGGAAATCGGCGCCACGTAATTTGGCGGATGGCAGCGCGAGCCTACGCAGTTGCAATTACGCAGCAACAAGCCCTCATTTAAGGAGAAAGACGTGCTTTGCCTAATACCAAGCGACAACACAACTTCCGCTGCAGTAAAGGAGAAAATTGAAGCCGACGTGCGTGCGGGCGTGGCGAATACGTGGGCAATCGCCCCGGGAGGGGGCATCACGCATACTGGGGCCCAACTTAAGGGCAAGAATCGATTCGTTCTTTCCGTAGACGATAATGACGGGTCGCTTGATATCAAATGCGTAGACTTCGAACCGGGTTCGAGCGATCCGCTTTATGTATTCTCGGCATACCATTCGGAACTTCTACAACTCCTGATTACACATTTTCAGGGGCTGTATAAGAGGGTTGTTTACCATCCGACAACGCTAACCCCGCCCCCGAAGCCTAAGCAGTAAGGCTCACTGAAACGCGGAAGGTGGCCATGAGCCACCTTTTCCACTTTCGATGCGGCATATGTCGGAGAGCGTCGTCGCCGACGTTCTCATCCGAGGCCGGCGGGAAGCTCGAACCCTCGTGGCTTAGAAGGCCGGCGGCTCACCATGAGCATGCCCGCAGAAATGCAAAAACCCGCCGGCTTGTACCTGGCGGGCTTTTGCTGGACGTAGTAATACACCGTATCTGTTAGGCGCCTATATTGGGGGTAAAAAACCACATCGTCAAGAAAATTTATTCGCCCCCTGTCGCATCAAGCCATCCGCACGCCCTCAGCCGTTGGGTAAGCGCCTGGCTGGCCTGTTGGTGCAATCCCACCTGACCCGCGCCCCCGAACAGCCACCGCTTTAGCTTCGCGTGGTGCGCGCTGACGGTCCGCTCATCAACCTTGTGATCCTCGGCCAGCCTCGACAAGGTGACCTTGGCGCCGAATAGGCGCTGGATCAGCATGGAGCGCAAGCGGCCATTGGACAAGCAGCCCGACAGCGCGCCAGCGGCCGCAGCCTCGGTCAAGTCGCGCAGGGCATCGGCCCATTCCTGGTTGACCTTCCACCCCGAGCAGCAGGACACCTTGCAGCCGCAGGGCAGTTGCTGGGGTGCGATGCTCGCCACCAAAGCAGCCTGTTGAATCGGCGACAGCTGCGCCAGTTCGTTCCGGATCATGCCCGCCTGTCCAGCGCCGTCCAATCCGCTGAGCCCCTTTCCGCCCCCGGGCGCCATCCCCGCAGTCAGTTCGCCTGAAGCAATCCGATTCAACAGCGGCCTGTCGTATTGCTGCATGGAGTAGTTGAGCGCGAACACCAGGGCCGCATGTGCACTCTTGAACAACGGTTCAACCTTCGGCGCCACGGCCGGCACCGTGGGAAGGCGGGAAATCGTCATCGTCGTCATCAGTAAATCTCCGGGGAATAAGGTACTTTCGGATTCAAGTAGCTCAGCAATACATCACGCGCTTCGTCAAAGCTGCGGCAGACCTCGAAGCGGTAGCCGGCACTTCGAAGAAACGCGATCCAGTCCTTCTGCGGGGCGCTGACGCGACCATCCTGCGTCTTCATTTCGATCCACAGCCCATGACAACCAAAGCGAGGCACCGGCAGGCACAGGTCAGGCACGCCGGGTTTGACGCCCTGCCCCTGCAACTTCGCAGCGACCGCCGCGTGGCGCTGCCCTCCGTTGGGAACGTGGAACAGGCGCGCTAACTCCGGATAAACCGTTGCCTGGCGCTTCGCCCATGTGATGACCTGGGCCTGGATGACGTCCTCGCTGATGGCAGGCTTGATTTTGGTGCCGGTCTTGCTCGCCGTCAGCTGATACCGCGGCCAGCGACTCATGCTTGCGCCCCCAGGTCCGTGCCCAGCCGCAGCGCGTTATGAGCCATCGCCACGACGCCCGGGGAGTAGCGCCGGCCCTTCGGGTTCTGCGTCTCGGCGATGATGCGCTTCCAACCGCGCAACGGATCCCGTCCGCTTTGGTCCATGATCCCCGTCGCGCCGATCTTGCGCATCTGTTCTTCTGCCTGGGCGCGGCTTGCTGCCGTCACGGGAGGAGCGGGCAAGGCCTTGGCGACAGTGGGGACGGGCTTCCACTCGCCACGGGCCAGCACCTCATTCAACGTCCGGTCCCACCGCGCCTTCATCGTGGCGTATGAGCAATGCTGCATGTCGTGCGCCCCCACTTCCACTGCCGCCCAGAATATCGCCGGGTGCGGCCAATGTCCCTGTTCGCCGTTGTGCCTCGCCACCATGCCCGCTGCCGCCTTGTGGAAAGCCACCTCGGGTTCCAGGTCAGGGCGGCACGCCCGGATGAACTCCCCGACGCTGGGCGGCCAGTCGGGCGACATGCGTCGGCAGGTCCGTAGCCCTTCGGCCACGTCCTGCGGCGTCAACCGCTCTTCGTCGAACGCTTCCGCCCAGGCATCTTTCCAGTTCTCGATGCTCTGCATGTCTGGGAAGTCTTTCAACCAGCGCCCACCGTAGGTGCCCGAAAGCCGATTCCACAGATGGTCGATCAGGGAAATGCCGTCCAGCTTCGCCATCGGCACGGCCCACATGGACCGGTTAGCCGTCGATTGTGCGACCGTCGTCATAGCCGTTTGCTCCTGAGGTGCGATTGCGGTTTACGTGTGCGGTGGGGTTGAACTTGCTGGGCCGGGGCGAAGCTCCGACTACGACGCCATTCGGCGCAAACAGCCCTTGCCAGCTTTTTCCGATGGCGTGGGCGATGACGCTCTCTGGCGTGTGCCCCTGTTGACGGAAGCCCGCCAAGTCCTTGACCTGCTGCTTGGCGGCCTCTTCGGTCAACGGCTTGCGGATCTGTACCCGGTGACGCGCCCAGCGCCCCCACAGCTCCGCATCGAGCCAGTCCGGCAACTCCAGGCTCATCGGATCAAACCTCGGCGGACGCTTGCGCGCGCCTTTGACGGTTCCTGATGGTTCTGACGGTTCATTGACGGTTATATGCGGGTGCAACCCATTGCACCCTTTCGTGTCGCCGTTTGCACCCTTTAGGTCGTCAGTTGCACCCTTTGTGTCGTGGTTTGCACCCTTTTCGGCTTCTTCGACGGGTGCAGAATCTGCACCGTTTTCTTGGTTGGGCGTGGCCGATTTGAGGGATGCAAAATCTGCACCCTTTATCCAAGCCTCGGAAATCCGGTACTCACGGCGCATATTGCGCCCCCCATTGCCCGCGTTGACCAGGATCAGCCAACCAGCCTTTTCCATGCCGCGCAGCTGGTATTGCACCGCCCGCACCGACTGACGCGTCTTCTCAGCCAGGGACGCGACCGAGGGGTAGATGCCGGTCCCGTCGTCGCTGGAATGGTCCGCGAGCGCAAGCGCCAGGATCATTTCCCCGCCACCGTTCGGATACCGGTCAAACACCATCCCCATGACTTTCACGCTCATGGCGACTCTCCATACAAAAATTGATATCCAATCTCGGCCTCGATGGGCCACAGGCCGAGCACGATCAGCGACAGGCGCGTCCGCTCGAAACCTGCTTCCCACAACGCGACCTTCTCGTCGTAGGTCGCACCCGCGGTGTTCTGGTCGATATAGGCGTGGCAGGCGATGCATCCCCAGGCTGCAGCCCAGTCGTGCGCCTTCAGCCATCCGGCCTTGCCGTGCCGCGCCTGGTTCGAATGGCACGCTACGGTCGTTTCCGTACCACCGATGCAGACGTCCGGAATCTGGAGCTTGCAGGGCTTGCCCTTAGCCAGATTCAGCAGGGCGCGGTTGCGATACATGGTCTTAGTGGCACGCGGAGTGCTGCGACGGGCCGGCATGCGCTTCCCGCTCGACTTCAAGGCCGCGCCTCGGCGCATGGGCGCCCCACGCTTCAGAGGCGTCTTCTGCTGCAATGGCGTCTTGCGGCTCAACGACATTCCGCCCCCTCCGACTTCCTTACGCGCCACCAGTGCGGAAACGTCCAGGCGTTCGAATGGCGCTTCACCAGACCGGCGCGCACAGCGTCGAACAGGAACGATTCCACCGCGGCCACAGCCGCCTCTTCGCGCGAGACGCGCAGCCACGGGCTTACCGCTATCAGCGCCGGCACCACCATGGCACGCAACGCGACCACGTCGACCTGGCGCCGCGTGTCGATGATGGCCTGCCGCACCGCCTCGACCGTCTCCGGCGGGACGCGGTATCCCTTGAACATGTGAAGGCAGTTACGCATCGAGACCGCTCCAACGACGGAACGGCTTGCGAATGACAGCGTGGAACATGTCGGCGGCCAGGGCGTGGTGGTCCAGCTGGGAGCGGCTGGTGACGCCGCACATGTCGCGCACGTATTGCGCAGCGTGCTGCTCACGGCTCACGCCCAGAGGGGCGGCGCCGATGCGAGTTTCCACCCAGTCCTGGAATGGATCGCTCTGGCACCACATGGCTGCCAGCCGAGACAGCGCCGCCCCCTTGCCAGCCGCAGGCGCGCGCACTGCGCGCACCGGGCGCCCCGAATCTCCACGCGTCAGCATCCCGCCCTCGCCTTGTCGTCTGCCGCTCGCTGGACGTTGCGCATCAGGCGCTGGGCCTTCTCCACGATCTTGCGGCATTCGGTCACGATGGCCGAGGCGTCAGCTGCGCAGATGGCGCCATCGGCCAACGCCTCGATGGCCACAGCCGACAACTCGCCGTTTAGGTGCGACATTTCCATGACCTTCTGGCGGGCAGCGTCCACTTCGTTCGCGTGATGCGGCGCCGGCGGCAGGATGTTGGCGGCCACGCCGTGGCGCAGCGCGAGGGCCAGAAGCCAATCCCGTGCGTAGTCCGCCCCGCCCTGCTTCTCCAGCATCCATTCGGTGGCGAGTTCGAACAGGTCCAGGGACATGGATTGGCCCTTCACCTTGCGCAGCTTCTGGCGCAGGGTTTCTGCGTGCATCGACACGCCGCGGCGGTTCGTCATGAACGCGGCGAGTTCTTCCACGCCCCCGGGCGTCTTCTGAACGCTGATGTACAGCGCGTCATGCGGGTCAATCTGGGTATAACGATGGGTCATCAGGTCTTACCTTGAAATCCAGGTGCGATCAGGGTTTCGGGGTAAAGCCCCCTGCCCTACGATGTGCGACATGAAGAACAGACTTCAAACGTCCAGCGGCCCAATCTGGACCTTGTCGCTTTGCTTGGCCGGCAACACCGGCTGCGGTGCCGGCTGGGCCGGCTTCGTCGCACTATTCATGCGCTCCCTCCTGAAGATGGGCGGTCGGCCCCTTAGAATGGCTGCTCTCACACAAGACACCCGCCCCACAAAGGAGGGGGCCGACCATGACCGAAAAAGTCAGATTCGCCGTGATCATTGGCGCCGGCACGGAGACCGAAAAGCTCTTCGCCGACAACTACGACGGCGTGACCGGAGACAACCACCTTGTGCTGTTTTGCTCGGAGGCCGATCTATCGGGCTTCCACGCAAAGCTCGTTCGAATTCCGGGTCTTGGAAGCCGAATTCGAGAAAAGGGAGTGACAAAGCAGAAGCTCTGGATTCCGACCGCCCATATCGCAGCCATGAGCGAACACGGCGGAGAAGACCCGCCAATCGGATTCGGCGGTACGAGGGCTTAGGCATCTACGTCCCCTTCCCCGTTTTTTGGGGTCGAAAGTTGCTCGGCACTGAGGCCCAGAAGGGCCTCACGTGCCTGCGGCACCTGGGCCAGCAGGTCGTACAGATCACATCCTGCAGCCAGGAATGCAGCCTTCGCGGACTCGCTTCCGGCGATCTGAGACGCGGACACAGCGTTGCGAAAATGCAGGTCGCTGCCTCCTCGCTCCAACCACTGGCCCGCAAGCATCCAAAGCAACTGCAACAGGCGGTCCGTTCCACCACTCCGGAGCACGTTGATGGTTTCTGGGCTCATGCCAGCCACAGTCTCGGCCGGCTCGCGCGGGTATCGGGAGCTATGCATGGCGTTCGTGCTCCATAGACGACGTATCTGGAGTCCCACGCTGTTCGTAGACCTGATCAAGAGAAACGCTCAGGCCGGAGTCTGCCGCGAGGGCGACAAGCCGCTTTGCAAGCTTGATGCAGGGCTGAATTGCCCCTCTTTCATACTGAGAGACTGCCGACTGGCTCACGTCCAGCATCACGGCGAGTTGCGCCTGGGATAGGCCAGCCGCCTTTCGGACTACTCGGAATGGATTCATTCCAAAATATTAGTCGGACTGATTATTTGAGTCAACAGTCAGACTAATTGCCAAATATCAGCCCGCCTAATACCGTTGCGCCCATGCCCGCTCAGCCTCTGACTCCTTCGCAACTCGCCGACTCCGCTCGTCTGCGCTCCCTCTATGAGCAGTGGAAGGTGCGACGCCGAGCGAAACGCGAATCGGCATCTCAAGAAACTGTCGCCGCGCTACTGGGTTTCAACAGCCAAAGTTCGGTGAGCCAATATGTCAACGGAAAAATCCCGTTGAACATCAACGCGCTAGTGAAATTCGCCACGCTCTTCGGGTGCGCACCAGAAGACATCAGCATGGACCTGGCCAAGGAGATACAACGCATCGCGGATGCGGCTCCGGAAGACGACGGAGCCGCCGAGTTCGTATCGGTGCGCCGCCTGGACGTGCGTCTATCTGCCGGTCATGGTGAGCTCGTGATGTCAGAGGACGAAAGAGGCCGGCTGTCTTTCCGCGCTGACTTCCTGCGAAGTGCAGGTGCGAGCCCGGAAGATACTGTGTCAGTCTCAGTCAAAGGCGACAGCATGGAGCCGCTCATCCCCGATGGTGCGGTCATTCTGGTCAACCGCAGTGCCACTTCGATCATCAACGGCAAGGTGTACGCTTTTCGACACCATGGCGAAGTGCTGGTGAAGAGACTCTACAAAGGAAATGGAGGGTTCATCGCGCGGCCCGAGAATCCTGCGGGAGGCTATCCCGACATGCATCTTTCCTTTGAAGATCCCGAGATCGAAATCATAGGCAGAGCCTTCTGGGTTGGCTTTAAGCTCTGAGGTAACGCCCTGCTCCCTCCCCGGGGGCTGCGGGCGTCGCCCAAGCGGCAACATATAGGGGCCGGTCCGACCTCGGCTCATAGCCCTGCACCCAAGCGAACCTAAGAGCCACAAATTATCAGTCCAACTGTTGACTCTATTTATCAGTCCGACTAATATTTATGTACGCACCGCTCTTTAACAACCGAGGCCGCCCGCCCCCGAGAGGGAGGACGGGCGAAACAGGATCACCCAGGCCAACGCCTGACCCCTGTGTGTCTGGGCTTCTACAACCAGGCAACGCCCAGCCGGGCGTGGCGACGATAACCCCGGCATTCTTGAACCACGCAGAACCTACCGATCTGCCAAATACCAATGCTGCAAGCAATACTCGTAGAAACCTTTTGAGTCCCCACGAGGCTCCATTGACTCGCCCGCTACATCCGCATTCGCTTGGGCGATAACCCGTGCGCTGCAACAGTTCGACCGAGTTCTAGCCAGGAAGCAAAATTCGCCGAGGACTTATGCATCTTGTAACTCGCATGAGGAGACTCGTTGTCAAATAGCTGCAAAACCGCAACACCGACGCCGTCGCCGACTGCAGGCAGTAGAGTGCATTCACGCCGGTCTGTGCATTCGCCGTTCCGTGGGCAAGACTCGTCATCCAACATTGCATTCGCGTACTGCTCGTTGGCTGCCTCCCAATAGATTCGCTCCTTAGAGCCTTCTGGCAATTGCCGAGTGTGGCATCGACGCGTCCCCTTCTTGATGTCGGCATAGGACAACACATCTACTTCGCACGCCTCAGTCAATAGCCTAATTTGATCCCGCCAGTCAGGAACACGGGAAGCAGCCACTACGTCTAGCGCCGTGCGCGGCACCTCGTTTTCTAGCTCACGCCCCGACGTAGTCCTAAGATTTACCGGCCATGCCGCCGTGCCGACAACAGTTGCACATTGCTGCGCATTTATGCCTACGTTGCCGTCCGGGCAGCGCCGATCGCTATCTGGGATGCATAGGCACCATTCGGCCCGACGTAGAATTAAATTCTCCAATTCGGCAGCGATGCCTGAGCCATTGCCATTGCGCTCCTCAACGTTAATACTCGCCGTACCGAGGTCCTTAGACAACAGAAAGTGCTTGGCAGCATGCTTGAAAATCTTGGCATCTACGGAATTTTCCGCCAGCAATACTGTGGGCCGGACTCCAGCGCGGGCGACCTCGTCTACAGACGTTTGCCAAACCTCACTGGCTAACCTTTTGGTAGGACCATCGGCCACGACTACTATGCCGGCAGGAACAGTCTGAGTGATACCAGCAAGGAACGAGTAATTTTGAACACACCATCTTATTATCGCCCTGACATTAGTACTGTTCGAGTTTCTTTGCAAAATCTGTTGCAACGCCATGCGCGACGCGAGCACATAGTGTTCCCCTCTTCCCATAGCGCTAAAAAGTGCTTCCACTGCAGCGATTGTCGTGGCTTTAGCCATTGCATCATCGGACAGAACACTGTCATCTAACTGGATGATCATTCTCCAACAGCTCCGCTAAAGAAACCAAATGGCCAGTTCTCAAGCACACCTTCATTATTGAAGGAGGCCTTTATCACACCAACCTCTCCGGAGGAGCCATCGTAATCAAACAGCAGTATCTGAATATCCGACTGCTTTAGTTTTCCTTCGAACACCAATTCACCGAGTCGATTTATCAGTGCCGAGCTGTGCGTTTCTACCACAGTGCACAGGGGTGCGGTTTCTTCGCCTCCAAGACCGCTCGCATTCCATCGAGAAAGCGATCCATGAAGCAAATCCGCGATTTTTCCTTGAAATGCGGGATGAAGATGAAGCTCGGGCTGCTCCATAACCAGACAGGTCGTGGCACCGCCTCCGCTTCCAATTCTACGTCCCATCCATGGGTTGGATGACACCCACAGTTGTGTTGCTACAGGCAGCACTTGAGACAATCCAAAGCCCATATCGGCAAGGTTGGTGGCGTCAGCGCCATCAAACCTAACCTTCAGAGATATTTGGCCGCCGTTTTTTTCCGGGATCACCTCCAGCCCCAGATTTTCCTTCATCCAGGCGTTATAGGAAGCCAACCAACCCTGGTCTTTTAAACCGTTAAGGAAAATGGCAAGATTACCCCCGTTTGAGTCAATTTCTTCCAGGGAAAGCTCTTGCGGACGGTAGTACCGTTCAGCAGTAGCGCGCAATGGCGCAAGATATCTCACACCCTGGCCAAACTCGGTTACGGCACTATTAAAAGCTTGAAGGAGCGACGGCACCGAGCTTATCAATGTTGCTTCTCTAATGCGCTTTAACTGTGGCGAATTAACGGTCCATTGTGAAACTCCAACTCTCCAGCTTGCAGGCCCAGGCACACCCTTGATTATGCGCAACGCATTATCTACGCTAGTCAACGGCATTTTTCCGGCAATGTCTCTAATTCGATCTAAAGTGGTGTTGCCATGTACAATATTACTTATTTGTTGTTGGAGGATGGCATAGAGGGGCGCCCCTCCTATTAACTGACGATGGCCAGCCCCTGACTCATTCTTCGTGCCGGGACGAGAAAATGCAATATCGGGGAATATTTCTCCAGTAAGAACGTGCCCGATAGTGTTATTAGCAGGCACCCATTCGAGCGCCCCACAACTAATTCTGTCTATCGTCTGGCCGGAATTTATTTCTATCTCACAAGTCAGACCATGGGCAGAAATACATATCTTTGAAATATACGTCCCTTGGGAACCCTGCACCAAAGTTATTGAAGCGATAAATTCCGTTGCTTGCTGAAGGAACATAGACCGCCGCACATGACCAAAGTGGGACGACAATAGATTCAGGTTGCCGCGCTCCAACAAAATCGTAAATGCAAACTCAATTTCCTTTTCACTCGACTTTCTGTTAACTGCCTCTTCGAAAGTCCCAAAGTCTACGTATTTTCCCCACCAAAGAATAGGCGCCCGACGCTTGACCTCCACACTCTGTCTCACCAGCGGAAATATTCGAGCAAATGTGCTCTTACCAATACTGTTCTTTCCAACAAGAACCGTAATAGGCGCGAGTCTAATATGACCGGTGTCACCAAGAGCCCGAAGGTTTCGTACGCGAATGGTTTTTATGGATGCCATGTTCGAGGACCAAAGTTGCTGGATAGATAGACCAACTTTTGGAGACGCAGACTCAGCCTTGCTCACAGTGTCATTAACACGCCCAGCCGTAGTATTTGCGAATTACCGTATACGATAGTAGCACTTTGAATCATTGTGTCCGATGCCTAGTGCATTCGGTTCATCGCGGTCAGACCCCTTCTTGGGAAAAGAGACCCGCTATAGCACCGCGCGACAAGTTCGGTTCATTCCTCGCCCGCTCGCGAGGTATCAGCAGGCGCTGTTGCCTGATTCCCTTGGAGACTTCCCCATGCTCGCCGCCTTCATACGGTTCCTGGAAGAACTGATCGACGTTGCCAACTTCGGCCGCGACGTCAGCAAGTAGCACCGCAAGCCATGCCCCGCACGCCGGGGCGGCTTCGGAGAGCGGGCCGGCGCCGCTTCGTCACCGGCGCAAAAAAGTGACTTTCTTCCTGGAAGCGAACTGATCGGGCCTTCCGGTCCGCTCTCCGAAGCCTCACCACCGCGCATCCGCGCAAATCCCCATGACCTACATCGAAACCCTCGCCTGGGGCCTGGGCCTGTTCGCGTTCGCGCGGCTGGTGCTGGCGCCCCTCGGCGACTACCTCTCACGCCGCTACGTCGCGGCCGATCCCTGGAGCGCCACCCAATGAACACCATCAGCGCAAGCGCGCTCCCGGCGCGCATCCGCCCCCGGCGCACCGTCGTCAAGGCTGCCCGCAAGCTGGGCGACTTCATCGCGCCCCGTGACCACGCAGGTAAAGGAAACTGGAGCAAGGACGCGGATATCCCACCGTGGATCGGCTGGCCAGCTGGCGTGGCTATGGCGGCGTTTTCTCTCTTTGGACACCAGGTATTGAATTGGGCAATTCAACTGGTCACGTAGTCGACGATCGGCCTCATGGCACTCAATCTGGCAAGACCTTGATAGCACCCGTCCGAATTACCTGCCGCATGACCTCTGCCCCCCAAACGCTCTGAAGTCGGTCGCAATTGCGCATTGTCTCCGTCAGTTCCATCCTCTCGAACTTTCCGTCGAGCCCTTGCATCAGGCCACTAGGACTCTTAGCCGACGACTCAGCTGAGGTCCGAAGACGGCGAGCGACGCCAACGAATTCGTTAAAGACAACTCCGCCCGCAGGACTCTTCACGTTCGATTTGGCCGCCTTCAGATCATCAATCAATGCCTGTATGTACTGAGGCGATGGAACTTTGCCATCTCCAGCCCAGGTGTCCAGGCAATTGCGCACCTCATCGAATAATCGCAACGCACCTTGCAGGGCGACCCACTCCGCGACTGCTTCTTCCCGTGCCTGTTCGCGACGCCGGTCCCAGCTTTGCCAAAGTGGCACCGCAAGGGCAACAACAACCGCTGCAAGCGTGCCCATTGCAGCGACGGCGTCCCACTTGATGGGGCCAATTTTTTCCCAAGGAGTGAAGATCCAGGCAGTGGCCGCGGCTACAGAGGAAACCGCCAAGGCCTCTGGCCAATTGTTGTTTGACATATCCCACCTGCTTAATGGCTGATATGGGCCGCATCGTATCCCAACCCTCCCAAGGTGTCAGCCGCCCGCCAGGCAGGCCGGCCCGCACCCACTTCTGGAGATTCCCCCATGAGTGCATTTTGTGTTTTCGGAATGACCGAGCCGCTGGCGAAGAAAGCCGCTGAACGGGCATGGAAAAGATACCTCGAAAGCATGGTCCCAGAGGTCCGCGCCTGCCTGACACCAGCCGACGAAGCAGAGTGGATCAAGGTCAAAACCGAGTACCACTTGAGCAAGGGCAAGCCGATACAGCTTTCCGCCCCGTTCGACGCCCCGCAATTCGCCCAGGACTTCATAGAACTCGCCGCCGCAACCGGCCGAACGTCGCGCCTGTGTCTCATGTGCCGCGGCCCAGTCCTGGACAAGCACGGCGTGCCGAGGATCAGCAAATCGACCAAGCGCGAAATCATCGGCTGGGTTCCCCATACGCGCTAGCGAAATCGAATTTCACACACTCTACGGAAACGACATGGCAAAGAACAGCGTTGAAGCCTATGGCGCCAGCGGGAAAACCAACGTCCTGAGCTTCGAAACGGACGCCCTCACGATCATCACCGACCCGGCCCATGCCCTCTACGACGAGCGCATCCAGCTGCCTCTTGACGAGGCGATCACCCTGAACATTATGGCCCTCGGGGTCCGCGAACCGATCTTGGTCTGGAAGGATCCGGAAACCGGGAAGGTTCTGGTGGTCGACGGCCGCCAGCGGGTGCGACACGCCATCGAGGCAAACCGCCGACTGGCTGAGCGTGGCGAACCGCCCATCTTGGTCCCTGGGGTCGCCCAGCGCGGCACGCTGGAAACCATGAGCGACCTGATGATCGCCATGAACGAGGCTCGACGCGACGATCCGCCTCTGACCAAGGCTCGCAAGATGGCCGCCTTCGTGGGTCGGGGATATAGCGATTCCCGCCTCGCCACCATATTCGCGTGCAGCGAGGTCACCGTCCGCAACACCCTGGCCCTGCTGGACAGCACCAAGGCGGTTCAGGACGCCGCCGATACGGGGCAGATCACCCTGACCCATGCCAAGGCCTTGGCGAAGCTCGATCCCGACCAGCAACGCGCCAAGGTGGCCGAACTGGTCGCAGCCGGCAAGAACGCCACGCCTCATCAGCGCAGCCGCCTGCAAGCTGCGATCATGGGCGAGCGCCCGCGCGTTAAGTCCCGTAAACAGATCCTGGCCGCGTTGGAGCAGGCCCAGGGAGACTATGCCGCTGCACTCCGTTGGGTGCTGGGCGAGACAAATGACAAGTTCGTATAGCCACAGCGCTACACCTGATAAACATCGAGATTGGCGTCGAACTCTTATTGACGCTGGCTTTTAGCTAGCGCGGCATTCACTTCCCAATCCAGTTCCTCGTCAGGGCGAACTCGGACAACGGCCACATCCTTCACGTACTTCTCCGCCTCGGCGACGCTCTCAAATCCGCGGCGAAAGTTCACCACACCCTTTAGCGGCGCTTTCTTGCCCACACGCGGCAACTCCACTGCGAGCCAAGGCACATACATCCCGCGCACGACGATGGTGTGCACGTACACCTTGATTTCACTCCAGATGTACGGGCTGAGGCGGCGTCGCCGGTTTCGCATTCCCAACAAAAACATGCTCATCTCCACTGTAGGCGGAGAAGGAGCCTACAACAAAATAGGTAGACATTCCATGATCCGCGACCAGTTCGTACTGGACATCAACAACGAAATCATTGTCGACAATTTCGCTGGTGGCGGCGGTGCCTCCACCGGCATCGAAATGGCCCTGGGCCGCTGCGTCGATATCGCCATCAACCATGACCCGGAGGCGGTCGCCCTCCACCAGATGAACCACCCCCAGACCAAGCACTACTGCGAGTCGGTTTGGGACGTTCACCCCGCGCAGGCGGTAAAAAGTCGCCCCGTGGGCTTGGCCTGGTTCTCCCCGGATTGCAAGCACTTCAGCAAGGCCAAGGGCGGCAAGCCCCGGGAAAAACGGATTCGTGGGTTGGCGTGGGTCGTCCTGCGCTGGGCACACTGGGCGCGCCCCCGTGTCATCATGTTGGAGAACGTCGAAGAGTTCAAAACCTGGGGGCCGCTGTTGGACAATGGCCAGCCCTGCCCCAAGCGCAAGGGCGCCACGTTCCGGTCCTTCGTGCATCAGCTGCAGGAGAAAGGCTACGCGGTCGAAACGCGCGAGCTGCGAGCCTGCGACTATGGCGCCCCCACGATTCGAAAGCGCCTGTTCATGATCGCCCGATGCGATGGAAACCCCATCGTCTGGCCGGCGCCGACCCATGGCGCCCCGGACTCGCCGGAAGTCCTGGCCGGCCGCTTGAAGCCCTGGAAGACCGCCGCCGAGTGTATCGACTGGTCCATCCCCTGCCCGTCGATCTTCGAACGCCCCAAGCCCCTTGCCGAAGCCACGCTGCGGCGCATCGCGCGCGGCATCCGGCGCTACGTGCTGGAGTCGGCCAATCCGTTTATCGTCAAGGTCAACCACAGCGGGCAGGATTTCCGGGGACAAGACCTTGGCGAACCGATGCAAACCCTGACCGCAAAACTCGGATCGGGAATTGCTGTCCCTCATCTGGTCGGCGCTGGCGGCCCCGAGTACTCGGCAAAGCCGAAGGCTGTCGATTCCCCCTTCAACACGCCCACCACCGAGAACCATACGCATCTGGTGGCGCCCTACCTGACCGAACACGCCAACGGCTCGACGCAACGCAACTTCCCGGCCGACGAGCCGCTGCGCACCCAATGCGCCGAGGTCAAGGGCGGGCATTTCGCAGTGGTCGCGCCCACGCTGGTCCAGATGGGATACGGCGAAGCCCCGGGCCAGGCGCCGCGATCGCTCGACCTGGGCCGCCCCCTCGGCACCGTGACGGCCCAGGGCACCAAACACGCCCTTGTCGGCGCGTTCATGGCAAAGCACTACGGCGGCCACTACGACGGCGCAGGCGCGCCCCTGGATGGCCCGAGCCACACTGTGACGACTGCTGACCACCACGCGCTGGTCACGGCACAGCTGGTGACCAACACGACGGGCCACGCCGGCGCAGCAGCGGACACGCCCGTGCCGACCCTCACGACCGGCAACCAACAGGGCCTTGTCACCGCCCAGCTGGTCGGTTGCGGTGGCCGCGCGGCCCAAAGCCGCCCCCGCGGGGTCGAGGAACCGGCGCAGACCCTCACCGCCAAGGCTGACACCTGCGTGGTGACCTCCAATCTGGTCAAGCTGCGCGGCGAATGCACCGGCAGCGACACGGGGGAACCCGTCGCGACGGTCACGGCCAGCGGCACGCACATTGGGGAGGTCCGCGCCTTCCTGGTCAAGTATTACGGCCAGGGCGGGCAGGATCAGAACATCCAGGCGCCCATGCACACCATTCCCACCAAGGACCGCATGGGATTGGTCACGGTAGCAGGCCAGGAATACCAGATTGCCGACATTGGAATGCGCATGCTTGAGCCGCACGAACTCTATGCGGCCCAGGGCTTCCCGTCCAACTACGTTATCGCCCCCGTGATCAACGGCCGGCGCTTGCCGAAGCACGCCCAAGTGCGGATGTGCGGCAACAGCGTGTGCCCGCCGCTGGCCGCCGCTCTGGTCCGCGCCAACCTCCCGGAAATGGCCGCCTGGTCCCGCCAGGACGCCAAGCTGAACAGGATTCCGGCATGACCGCCCTTTTACCTACTCGTCCTGCCGGCGGCCATCGCTGTCGGCGCCGTCGCCGGCCTGGTGCTGTCTCCGCATCGCTGCCCTCACCGCTCCAGCCGTCCTACCTACCGCGCGAAACGCCCGAACCATCGATAGGATCAAAATGAATCCGACCACCGCCCCGACCTACGATCTGGCGGCAGTCGCTAACGCTGCCGCCGTCCGCGCCGTCGAGCTTTATGCTCAACGGCACCCCCGCCCCCCGCAGGTAACAGTTACCCAAGCGGCTAAAATGCTCGGGTTAAGCCGCCCCACTGTCCATAAACTCATGAAGGCTGGCAAACTAACTTTCAATTCTTGCGGTCAAATCCCCATCGAGCAGGTCGACCGCTTGTTGGTTTCCAACTACGCATGA